AGGTGCGGCCGACGCACTGGATGCCCAAGCCGCCGGCGCCTGGCGCCTGAAGACCATCCCCAGAGGTGACCCATGGACCTGGCATCCGCACCGCTGACCACTGAAGAAGGCGCCGCCATCGTGCGGCGCTTCGAGCGCGTGGTGGCCGACTACAACCGGCTGTTCAACGAGTACCAGGGCAAGGCAATGCCGGATGACGTGTACCAGCGATTCGCCGCGATGCGCGACGAACAGCTGCCCACGATGCGCCGCGAACTGGCCGAGTTGCTGGCCGGCAAGTCCATCGCCTGAAACCAAGCCCCCATAGGTACACCCCGCAATGATCCTGCTGACCGCCCCCACAGCCGAGCCCGTGACGCTGGCCGAAGCCAAGCTGGCAGCGCGCGTCAGCGGCTCGGCCATGGACACGCTGATCCCTGGCCTGATCACCGCCGCGCGTGAGCTGGCCGAGCAAGACACCAGCGCCAAGTTCATGGCCCAGACCTGGCGCATCGAGCTGGCCGACTGGCCGGCGGCCACCGATGTGCTGCCGATCAACCAGGCCAGCGCCGCAGCCGTCAGCTACTGGACCGGCAGCACCTGGTCGGCGGCGCTGTCGGGTGCGGCATACACCTTCGCGCCCGACGGCATCGGCACCGTGCTGGCACCTGCCACCGGCACCAGCTGGCCCACGCTGGGCGACCGGCCGGTGGGCCCGCGCGTGCGTATCGATCTCACAACTGGCGCGGCCAGCGCTGCAACGGTGGCTGAGTCGGTCAAGCTGTTCATCAAGGCCTGCGTGGCCTACTGGATCGACAACCCGCAGGCGGCATCGGCCACCGGCGTGGCGCTGCCCATGCACCTGGGCCACCTGCTGGACCGCCAGCGGCTGTACTACTGACTGGGCACACACATGGCAACCCAGCTCCACGCCGGCATGCTTGACCGCCAGGTCTCGATCGAGGCCGCCACGGTCACGCGCGAAGGCACGTTCGGTGCCGCGGTCTCCACCTGGTCGACGCTGGACACCGTGTGGGCCCAGGTGCTCGAAAGCGCCAGCGAGCCTGGCAGCAACCCCGGCCAGGCCATGGCCGTGGCGGCCTACGTGCGGCCCACCAAGGTGCGCATGCGCTGGCGCGGCGATGTGACCACCCGCCACCGCCTGCGCCATGGCGCGCGGCTGCTGCAGATCACCGGCGTCGCCGAAGTGGGCCGCCAGCAGTGGCTGGAGCTGGCCTGCCAGGAGTGGGCGCATGAGCAGTGACGTCACCCAGGTGAAGGGCCTGGCGCAGCTGCAGGCCGCGCTCGACCAGCTGCCCGCCAAGATCGAAGCCAACATCATGCGAGGCGCCATGCGCGCCGGCGCCAAGGTGCTCCTGGCCGAAGCCAAGGGCACGGCAGCATTTGCCGACGACACCGGCGCGCTGCGCGCCAGCCTGCGCATCACCACCAGCGTGCGGCGCGGCACTGTCACCGCCGCCGTCAAGGCCGGCTCCACCAAGGCCGACAAGCGCCCCTGGTACGCCAGGTTTGTGGAATACGGCACCAAGCCGCATGTGATCCGCGCCAAGCCGGGCGGGTTGCTGGCCATCGGGGTCAAGGTGGCCAACCACCCCGGCGCCAAGGCTCGCCCCTATCTGCGCCCGGCGCTGGACGCCCGCGCCGGTGATGCGGTGCAGGCCATGGCCGCCTACATCCGCGGCCGCTTGTCCAGCAAGCACGGCATCGACGTGCCGGCCCCACGCGAGGAAGGCGACGAATGAGCGCCGAAGCTGCCGTCTACAGCCTGCTGGCCGCCGCCCCCGCCGTCACCGCGCTGGTGGCCACGCGCATCTACCCCGGCCAGCTGCCCGAGGGCCAGCCCCCGCCCGCGCTGGTGATCGAGCACATCAGCAGCGTGCGCCTGGGTCGGCTTGACGCGCAAGCCCCAACCCACCCCACGCAGACCCGCATGCAGGTCAACCTGCTTGCGGCCACCTACCCGCAGCTGAAGGCGCTGCGCGACGCGGTGACGGCTGCGTTGCAGTTCCAACGCGGTGCGCTGGGCGGTGGCGTGGTCATCGCCATCTTGCCCGACCAGGCCGGGCCCGACCTGGTGGACGCCGGGCTGGGCGTGTTCTTCCAGCCGCTTGACTTCCTCGTGGTGCACGAGGCCTGACCACTACCCCACACATCACCAGGAGCCCCACATGCCCCAAGCCGCCGGCGTATTCAAGACCCTTGCGCTGAAGCGCGAATCCACCTACGGCACCGTTGCCGGTGCCAGTGCTGCGCAGCTGATGCGCCGCGTCACGTCTGACCTGTCGCTGACCAAGCAGACGTACCAGAGCAACGAGATCCGCCCCGACCAGCAGGTGGCCGACATGCGCCACGGCGTGCGGGGCGTGGAAGGCACGCTGGCCGGCGAGCTGTCGCCCGGCGCCTACAGCGACCTGATCAGCGCCGCGCTGCGCCGCGACTTCACCAGCGGGGTGTCGGCCACCGGCCTGTCCATCACCATTGCTGGCAGCGGACCCACCTACACCGTCACCCGGGCATCTGGCAGCTGGTTGACCGACGGCTTCAAGCGTGGCCGCGTGGTGCGGCTGACTGCCGGCGGCTTTGCCGCTGCCAACCTGAACAAGAACCTGCTGATCCAGAGCATGACGGGCCCCGCGCTGACCGTGCGCGTGGTCAACGGCAGTGCCCTGGCTGCTGAAGGTCCGATCGCCGCGGCCACCTGCGCAGTGGTGGGCAAAGACACGTTTGCCCCAACCAGCGGCCACACCAACATCAGCTACACCGCCGAGCACTGGTTTGCCGACGTGGCGCAGAGCGAAGTGTTCACCGGCGTGCAGCCCACCAAGGTGGATATCGGCCTGCCGCCCACCGGGATGGCCACCGTCAGCATCCCGGTGGTGGGGCAGAACATCGTCACCGCCACGTCGCAGTACTTCAGCAGCCCCACGGCTGCGGCCAGCGCGGGCATCTGCGCGGCTGTCAACGGCGTGGCGCTGCTGGGCGGTGTGGTGGTGGCTGTGCTGACCGGTCTCAGCATCAGCATCGACAGCGCGCGCAGCGGCGACCCGGTGGTCGGCAGCAACACCATCCCCACCCGGTTCCCGGGCCGCATCACCGCCAGCGGCCAGGCCACCGCTTACTTCGAAGACGCAACCCTGCGGGATGCCTTCGTCAACGAAACCGAAGTGGAGTTGATCGTGGTGCTGACCAGCGACAACACGGCGGCCAGCGGTTTCGTGGCCATCACCCTGCCGCGGGTGAAGCTGGGCGGCGCCAGCAAGAGCGACGGCGAAGCCGGCATCGTGCAGACGCTGCCGTTCACCGCGCTGCTGCCCACCACCGGCGGCAGTGGCGTGGCAAACGACCTGAGCACCATCGTTGTGCAAGACAGCGCCGCTTGATCCGCCCGCAAAGCCACCCGCCCAGCACCATGACCAACACCACCCAGCAAGCACCCGGCGGCGACGCCTTCGACATCATGGCGTTCGAAGACGCCGACAGCGCCGACCTGCGCATCAAGCACCCGGTGACCGGTGCGCCCACCACCATGGTGGTGCAGATCGCCGGGCCTGAGCACCCACTGCGCCGGCGCCTGGTGCTCGACCGGCAGCGCCGGCTGCGTGCCCACCTGGCCAAGACCGGCAGCATGCACATCAGCGACCCCGAAGACGACGCCGCTGACGACCTGGAGCTGACGGTGGCCTGCACCCTGGGCTGGCGCGGCGCCGCGCAGACCTACAGCCCCGCGGCTGCGCGCGCCCTGTACGCCGACCCAGGCCGCCGCTGGCTGCGTGACCAGGTGCAGGCAGGCCTGCAGGACCGTGCGCTTTTTATGCGCAGCTCCGCGCCGGCCTGATCGCACACGCGGAGCACGAGGTGCGCCTGTCCCACGCCCAGCCCGACGGTGCCAGCCTGCGTCAGCACCTGCAGCGCGCTGCGCAGGCCACCGGCCGGGCCGACCCGCTGCTGTTGCAGCATCCGCCGGCTGCGGCCACCCAGGTGTGGCAGGCCTTCTGCGATCTGTCGGGCCGCCGTCAGCCCGGTGGCGCCATCGCGCTGGCCGAGATCGAGGCATGGCAGCGCCTGCACCGTGCGCCGCTCACCGGCTGGGAGGTGGACTGCATCACCGCCATGGACAGCGCAGCCATGGCCACCGCCGCTGAACTGCAACGCAAGGCCCAACCAGGGAACAAGCCGCAATGACCACACTGGCAGGCGCGATCGAAATTCAGATGTTGGCCGACCTGGCCAGGCTGAAGAAGGACATGGACGCCGCCAAGGGCATGGTGGGCGACGCCACGCGCGAGATGCAGCGCTATGCCGACTTTGCCAAGGCGGCGCTGGGCGGCATTGCCGCCGGCCTGACGCTGGGCGCCTTCAAGCAGATGGTGCAGGACAGCATCGACGCGGTGGACGCGCTGGACGACCTGAGCATCCAGACCGGCATCACCGTGGAAACGCTGAGCGCGCTGGGCGACGTGGGCCGCATCTCGGGCGTGGGGCTCGACACCATTGCCGGGTCAGTGCTGCGCATGGGCAAGAACCTGGCCGTGGCCAATGAAGAAAGCAAGGGCGCGGCTGAGGCCATCAAGGCCCTGGGCCTGGACTTCAACACCTTCAAGCAGCTGCAGGCCGACCAGCAGCTGCAGCAGCTGGCCCAGGCCATGGGCCGGTTTGAAGACGGCGCGGGCAAGAGCGCGGTGGCCATGACGCTGATGGGCCGCCAGGGCGCCCAGCTGCTGCCGTACCTGAAAGACCTGGCCAACACCGGCGAGCTGGTGGCCACCGTCACTGCAGAGCAGGTGCAGATGGCCAACCTGTACAACGACAGCATGGAGGCCACGCGCATCAGGATGGACGCGCTGCGGCGCAGCATCGCCATGGCGCTGCTGCCCACCATGATCGACCTGCACGACCTCACCGTCGAGCTGGGCAACAGCTTTGACAACTACCTGGCCGGGGGTGCCAAGACCGCCGGCGGGCAGTTCGACGTAATGGCGCTGGCCATCAGGGGCCTGGGCACGGTGATGGAGACCCTGCTGGTGCTGGGTGCCAACGTTGCGTTTGTGTTCAGGGGTGTGGGCACCGAGATCGGCGGCATTGCCGCGCAGGTCACCTTGCTGGCCAGCGGCAACCTGGCCGGCGCTGCCGAGGTGCGGCGGCAGATGCTGCGCGACGCCCAAGACAACCGCGCTGCGCTCGACGAATTTGAGCGGCGCGTGCTGAGTTCCACCGACCGCGCACTGCAGTCGCGTGCCGTTCTGCGAGGCGGCGGCGTCAGCAACGCCGACCAGGCCCGCGAACTGGCCCGCATCAATGAGGCGGCAGGCCGCGCCGGCCTGGGCCAGCTCAGGTTTTCAGCCGACACCCGGGCAGCGACCAATGCATCCAGGGAGCAGGCCACCGCCCTGCGCCAGCAGCAGCAGGCACTGGACGACATCGCCAAGGCCCGCGCGGGCGTGTCGCGCATTGAAGCCGCAGCCATGGCGGCGCTGGAAGGTGAGACGCAAGGCCTGATCCAGGGCAACAACGCGCTGCGTGAAGAGATCGAGCTGATCGGGCTGGATGCGGTGTCGCGCCAGGCGCTGGAAGTGGCGCGGCTGGGCAGCACCCGCGCCCTGCTGGCTGAGCGTGCCGCCATGGCAGCCAACGCCGGCGCCAGCGCGCAAGAGCTGCAGGCCCTGCAGCAGCAGATTGAACTGTTGCGCCAGCGTGAAGACCTGCTGGTGCTGCGCGGCGACCGAGAGCGCCTTGCCAAGCCAGCCACATCCGACATCACCAAGCCGCTGGTGAGCGACACCTACACCGGCGTGCGTGATGCGCTGGCCGCCGCCTTCCGCGACACCAAGAACCCCATCCGCGCGTTTGCCGACGCGCTGGGCAACGCGGTGTTCAGCCGCGTCACCAGCAACCTGGCCGACGCGCTGGCCACCCAGCTGGTGGGCAGCAGCGGCACCGGCGGCCTGCTGGGCAGCGTGCTTGGTGGCCTGGGCAGCCTGGTGGGCCTGGGCGGTGGCGGTGGCGTGCCGTTCGGCGGCACCACGGGCGACTTTGCGCGCTTCGACCGCCTGGCCACGCCGCTGGCCACCGGCATGGACTACGTGCCGCACGACAACTTCCGCGCCCTGCTGCGCAGGGGTGAGCGGGTAGTGCCTGCGTCTGAGAACACCAGCGCCGGCCGGGCCGGCATCACCTATGCGCCGGTGACCACCATCCACGTCGACAGCCGCACCGATGCGGCGCAGGTGCAGCAGCTGATCGGCAGCGCGGTGGCTGACGGCAACGCCCGCCAGCTGGCCGAGCTGCAACGCATGGGGGTGCTCTAAGCATGGCCATCATCACCCCTTCGGCTGAACTGGCGCTGCAGATCGGCAGCTGGCAAATGGGCCAGCAGCGGTATGACCTGACCGAGCAGAGCGACGGCAACGGCCACACCGCCACGCGCCTGGGCGCCCCGCCGCGCTGGCGTTTGCGCGTGGGCAGCGTGCCGGCCCTGCTGGCCGCCGACTCTGCGCGCTGGAAGGCCACGGTGCTTGGGTTGCGCGGGCGCATCAACCACCTGGCCATGTGGGACGTGACCAACCCGGTGCCGCGTGGCACGGCGCGCGGCACGATCACGCTGGGCGCCAGTGCGGCAGCAGGCGCCACCAGCCTGCAGCTGGCCGGATCCAGGGGCGTCAACTACGTGCTGGGCGGAAGCTTCGAGACCGACGCCAACGCTGATGGCGTGGCTGACGGGTGGGGTCGGTACAGCAACGGGTCGACTGGCGCTCTCAGTGCTGCCTTGAGTGGCACGGCCGTGACGCACGGCAGCTTCAGTCAGCAACTGGTGGCCGCTGCGCTGGGCCCGTTGACAACAGACCGCAACGGGGTGTTGCAAACAGGCGCACCAGTGTCGCGGCTGGCTGCGTTGCCAGTGACCCTGCAGGCGACGATTGCCGCAACTGCAGGCACCACCGTGATGCTGTACGCCGCCTGGAGAGATGGTGGTGGCACACCCACGGGTGGGGATGTCTTCAACTCCATCACAGCCAACGGCGGCGTGCAAGCAATCACTGCAGCGGGCACATGCCCTGCCACTGCCGTCACCGCCGACATTTTCGTGTACCAGAGCGCTGGTGCCGGGGTGTCTGCCGTGTTGCTGGTCGACTCGGTGGTGTTGGTGGCGGGCGGTGCGCCTGGCGCTTACCCTGCGGCGCCGACGTGGCTGGCCGGCGACTGGCTGCAGATCGGCACTGGCGTAGGCAGCCACTACTGCATGGTCTCGGCCGACGCCACGGCAAACGATGCCGGCACCGCAGCGGTCAGCATCGAGCCCCCTCTGCGCCAGGCTATCTCCAGCGGCGCCGCGGTGACCTGGGACAAGCCCGTGGCGCACTACAAGCTCACCGCCGACAGCCAAGCCTGGCAGGGCGTGCCCGGCAGCAGTGATGTGGGCGGGTTCGACCTGGACCTGCTGGAAGACTGGAGGCCCTGACCATGCTGACCCTGGACACCGCCGCCCAGACCCAGATCGAGGCCGCAGCCCGTGGCGTGCAGTGGCTGGTGCAGCTGGACTTTGGCACTGGCACGCTGCGCTACACCACGCACCCCGTCGACATCATCTCTGGCGGCTACACCTGGCTGGGCCTGGGGCAGGTGATGGGCGTGGACACCGTGCGCGAGGCTGAAGACGGCGGCGCCACCGACGTGGTGCTGACATGCAGCCTTGTCAGCACCGCGCTGCTGGCGGGGCTGAGCGGCAACGTGGAGAACTACCGCGGCCGCCGCGCCCGGCTGTACCTGCAGCTGCTTGGTGAGGGCTACCAGCCAGTGGGCGCGCCGCGTGCGCGCTGGTCGGGCGTGATGAACAAGTTGCGGGTTGAGCGCACCAGCGGCGGCCAGGCCGGCAGCAGCAGCGGCACCATCAAGATGGTGTGCAGCCGCTCGGGCGCAGGCCGGGCGCGCGCCGGCACAGGCCTGCGCCACACGCACGCCCAGCACCTGTTGCGCTGGCCTGGCGACAACGGCTGCGAGTACATCCAGACCCTGGTGGAAAAGCCCGCCGTCTGGCTGAGCAAGCGCTTCCAGCAACGCTGACACAAGGCGGCACAGCACACCATGGCCCGCAGCACCGCAGCCCTGCTCGACGACTACCTGGCGGCCTGCCCGCCGTTCAACTGGCGCAGCCACAACTGCGGCCACTTTGCGGCTGGCTGGCTGCAGGTGGCCGAGGGCGCTGCGCCGCTGGCACCAGCGCTGTCGTGTGGCGCAGCCTACCGCCGCGCGCTGCGGCAGCTGCAGGTCGACCTGGCCGGCTACATCACGCTGACCCTGCAGCGCCGGCCCATGGTGCCGGCCATTGCCCGGCCGGGCGACCTGCTGCTGTGGGACTGCAACGGCCAGCAGGGCCTGGCCATCTGCAACGGGCGCACGGCCGCCGGCATCAGCACGGCCGGGGTGCGGCACATCCCCCTGCAGTACGCCACCCACGGGTGGCTTGTGCGGTGCCAGGCATGAACAAGCAGCGCACCCACCGCCCAACACGCGGGCGCCGGCTGCTGACGGCCACCGCCGCAGCAGTGGCCCTGCTGTTGCCGGCCACCGCCGCGCGGGCCGACCCCATCACGTTCGTGGCGGTGCTGGGGCCGTTGATCGGCGGCACGGCGGCGGCCTTTGTGTACACCTACGGCCTGCAGATCGCGCTGGCCGCGTACAGCATCTATGGCGGCATCGACGCCCGGCGCCGTGCCAAGGCGGCCCAGCGCGACGCCACCCGGCGCTACAACGCCGGCGTCACCGACCGCAGCGTGACACTGCTGCGGGGCAACCCGGCCTGGCGCATCGTGTACGGCGAATGCGTGACCGGTGGCGACGTGCTGGCCATCTTCACCAGTGACAAGCCCATCATCGGCAAGGGTGGTGCGGCCAGCGTGCGGCCCGACGGGCGCAAGCACCTGGTGATTGCGCTGGCCAGCCACCAGGTGGAAAGCATCACCGACATCTTCGTCGACGGCGTGGCGCTGGGCGCGCTGGACGGCGACGGCTACGCCACCGGGGCTGACTGGGCAACGCCTGACACCACGCAGCTGGCCACCGTCACCTTCAGCGGCAGCACCACGCTGCCGTATGCGGCCACCGCCATCGTTGATGCATCGTCGCCCGGTACTGAAGGCCAGACCGTGGGCCGCACGGTGGCCATCAGCGGTGGGGGCCTGACGCTGACGGCCACCGATGGGCTGTCGGACCTGGTGACCGTGGTGTACCGCACCATCAGCCTGGCCAACTCGGTCATCCGCGTCAGCAAGTTCTTGGGCACCAGCGCGCAGACGGTCGACACCTACCTCAACAGTGTTAAGCCCACCGAGTGGGACAGCAGCCACCGCCTGCGCGGCATCGCCGGCATTGTGGTGACGCTGGACCTGGAAGACCCGCGGTTCCAGGGCGGGCCGCCGCAGATCACCGCCCGCGTGAAAGGCAAGCGCCTGTACGACCCGCGCAAGGACAGCACCAACGGCGGCGCCGGCAGCCACCGCACCAACGACGCCACAACGTGGGAGTGGAGCGACAACCCAGCCCTGTGCGTGCGCGACTGGATCACCGGTGAGTACGGGCAAGACGCACCCCACACCGACGTGGACGACGCCACCACGATTGCCGCAGCCAACGCCTGCGACGTGACCATCACCATCGACGTGGGCGGTGTCACCAGCAGCAGCAAGACCTACACCTGCAACGGTGTGGCCACCACCGAAGAGGGCCGCGACAAGGTGACCGACGACCTGGCCGACAGCATGGCCGGCAGCGCCATCTATGGCGCGCAGTGGCAGATCATGGCCGGCGCGTGGAGTGCGCCGGTGATGGACCTGACCGACGACGACCTGCACGGGCAGATCGAGATCATCCAGGCCGGCGCCGGCATCGATGAGCTGGTGAACGGCATGCGCGGCACCTACATCGGTGTGGACAGCGCCAGCCCGACCGACTTTCAGCCGTACCAGAACAGCACGTTCGTCACCGCTGACGGTGATGAGTACTGGCAAGACGTTGCACTGCCCTACACCAACAGCAAGGCGCTGTGCAGCAACATCGCGCGCGTGCTGGTGGAGCGTGGCCGCAACAGCCTGATCATCAGCTACCCCGCCAAGCTGCGGGCCTGGCCGCTGCAGGTGGGCGACCGTGTGCGCGTGACCAACGCCGAGTACGGCTACACCAACCAGCCTTTCCGCGTGACCGACTGGCAGTTCGGCCTGCAGTCACCGGTCACCCTGGCGCTGCAGGAAGACGCAGCGGCCGCTTACGACACTGTGGACGCGGTAGACGCCGACCCTACGCCCAACACCGACCTGCCCAGCCCCTGGCTGGTCGAAGCCATTGCGCTGGCCGCGCCCGAGAGCGGCACCGCCCACCTGGTGCGCCTGGGTGACGGCACCATCGCTGCACGGGTGTGGGTGGCCTGGGCTGCGCTGACCGGCGCCTACCTGCAGGATGGCCAGGGCAGGGTGGTGGTGCGCTGGCGCCGTGTGGCGCAGGACAGCGATTGGCAGCAGCTGCAGGTGGCGGCCAGCGACCAGGGCGTGTACCTGACCGGCGTGGCCGACACCGACCGGCTGGTGATCGAGGCCTGGGCAGTCAACAGCATCGGGCACCGCGGCGCCGCCGACACCAAGACGCACACGGTGGTGGGCAAGACGGCGGCGCCGGCCAACGTCAGCGGCTTGTCAGTGACTGCGCTGCCAGGTGGGGTAGCCATCGCCGTGACGCCCAGCACCGAGGCCGACGTGCAGACCGGCGGGGCGCTGGAGATCCGAGAGGGCGCCAGCTGGGCGGGCGGCACACGCATCTTCCGTGGCCCGGTCGATCGCATCGTGTGGCCCTGGCCTGCTGCAGGCAGCTACACCATCCGCGCCAAGTGGGTCGACTCTTCAGGCAATGAGTCGGCCAGCGATGCCGCAGTGGGCATCACGGTCGGCAATGCCTCGCTGATCAACACGCCGCAGCTGCTGGCCAATGCTGCGACACGGGTTTACAGCGCCACGGCATCTGGTGTCAGCGTCACCGGTGAAAAGGGTGTGCCCACAGGCACGTTCACAGACCTGGTGAGCTACACCTTCACGCCAGACGCGGACTGCGAAGTGCAGATCACCGTAGAAGGGTCGGTCAACATCACCACCGGCGCCAGCGGGTCGCTTGTCGACTACGCCATGCTTTCCACGCGGGTGCTGCAGGGCTCCACGCAGCTGGGCCCGTTGCGGACTTACGCCATTGATCAGCAGATCGGCTTCAGCAAGACTGCCCAGGCCACCATCTCCAGGGTGCAGCGCTTCGCCGCGACCGGAGGCGTGGCCTACACCGTCAAGGTGCAGGGGCAGCAGTACACCACCAGCACAACGTGCACGGTCGACGACATTGCCATGCGCATCGAGGAAATCAAGCGGTGACCACTTGGCACGTCTACACGCTGGCCACAGGCCTGTTCACCGGCCAAGCGTTCACAGGTGATGCGCGGGCGCTGGAATCCAACACGCCGCCCGGGTGCGGTGCGCGCGGCGATGTGGCCGACTGGCAATCGCAGCGCGTCGACTTGGCCACCGGCGCCGTGGTCGACTGGCAGCCGCCAGCACCGCCCGACGATGCCATGCGCACCTGGGTGTGGCATGCAGGTGCCCGGCGGTGGATTGATCAGCCAAGCCTGGGTGCGCTGCGACAGGCGCGCTTGCTCGAAGTGCAGCAGGCCATCGAGCAACAAGAAGCCGCGCAGGCCCGGCCCGTGCGCGAGCTGCTGCAGGCCATGCTGGCCAACCGCAGCGCAGCGCAAGAGGCGCGCGACCGAATGCAGGCTGTTGCAGATGAGATTGCCAAGCTGCAAGCGTTGCGCGCGGCGGTGGTGGCGGCGCAGTCAGAAGATGAACTCAACCAGATCAAGCTGCCCTGAGCGGCACGGAAAGGACGCATGACATGCTGAACAAACTGCAAACCCTGCTGGCCCGCGCCATGGTGAGCCTGGCCATCGCTGCGGCCCCCGCCGACAAGGCCGACGAGTTGCGGCAAGTGACGCGCCCGATCTGGCGGCCCAAGTGATCAGCGCCTGGGTCCTGCTGCTTTCCATGGGCGCAGCGGCCGTGGGGTGGGTGTGGGCCGCCGACAAGCCCCAGGCCGGCGCGGCCTTCGCCATGTGGCTGGGCATGGTGCTGTGCCAGCTGCTGAAGCAGGCCCGCCGCAGTGAACGCATGGTGGCGCTGACCTGCAGCTTCGGCGTGGGCTACCACGCCAGCGGCCTGGCCTGCGTGGCCATGTACCCCGCGCTGTCGTCCAAAGAGGTGGGCGTGTGTGAAGAGGCATCAGGTCTGCCGGTCGGCCTGCTGCTGTGCGCCGGCCTGTTGCTGGTGGTGGCCGAGGCATTCAACAGGGGCAGGGCATGAGTGCGCAAGACCATGCCATGGCAGTGCATGCCATGGCGGCGGGGGTGGTGGGTGCCTTCATGGCCAACATTGGGTTGGCAGACGCCGAGCTGGTGGGCGTGGCCTTTGCCGCGTGCGTGCTGGGCTCACTGCGAGCGCCGGCTGTGGGCCGGGCGCGTGGGCTGCTGCTGTTCGCCGCGGCCATGCTGATCACCGGCAAGCTGGCGCAGACCATCAGCCCAGCGCTGGCAGTGTGGCTGCCGGTGCTGTCGGTGCTGCACTGGCGCACGCTGGTGGCCATCATCTGCGGCACCATGCTGTACCCAATGCTGCAGGCACTGTGGGATGCGGCGCCCAAGCTTGTGGACAGGCTGGCCAGCCGCCGCAGCGGCGGGGGGGCGGCATGATGGAGGTGAAGATGCTGGGCGTGCTGGATGTGCTGTCCATGTTGGTGGCCGGCAGTGCCGCCATGGAGTGTGCCGTGGGCCGCATCGGCGCCATGGACCGCCGCAAGCACCGCCCGTTGCTGATGCTGGGCTATTTCATGGCGGCCATGGTGTGCCTGGCCGGCACGCTGGCGCCGCTGGATGGAGTGCGGTCACCGGTGCTGCAGATCCTGGCCACGGCCGTGGCCGTGCACCTGGTGCTGTCCTGGGAAGAATGGCGGCATGGCCCACCGGCCAGCGCGCTGCGCGACGATCTGCCGCAACTGGCGGCGGCATCGGCCGACAACCACCGGGACGACGCGCGGTGAGGCTGGTCGACAACTGGCGCGCCGCGCCCCGGATGATCAGCATGTGGGCCTACGCTGCCACGGCCGGCGTGATCCTGGGGTGGTTGATCGTGCCCTGGCAGATCGAGGCGCGCACCATGCTGGTGTTGCTGGCGCTGCAGCTGGTGGGCGCCGCGGGCCGGCTGATCGCCCAGCCCGGGTTGGTGGCCGACCTGGCGGCGGGTGTCACCGACGGCTGACCATGCTGGCGCGCCTGCGGTGCTGGCTGATCGGCTGCCTGGTGCGCCGTCTGCAGGCAGGGCAGGGCAGGCTGGTGTGCCGCGATT